AAGCCGAATACTGATCCGCAGCCTCTACGATAATTGGCTCTCAATCAGGAGTGATTTGAACACTAAATTTACTCATCATTATCCTTTAAGGTACTGGACGGACGATAGCTCCGGCAGGTATAGGACTAACACGCATTGCGCCCAATTGCGTAGCCGCATCTGGCTGCATATTAGAAAGCATATCAACTTTAGCGTTATGAGATTGAATACGGATTTTTGCACGCTTGTCCAAGGTATTGATAAGCGCACTAACTTCAGGAGCGGTAAACTTAGTAATATCACCACCCGATGCCTTACGCAAAATACCACGTTCGCCTTCAGTCAAAGCACCTTGTCCACGCATCTGACTTGCAGCATCAAGCTCTAATTGAGCTAGGTTTTGCATAGCTACCGCTGTGTTTTGCAATACCTGAGTATTGTTTGAGCCACCAACACCTAGCTTTTGTCCAATCTGACCAAGCAAGATTTGTACGTTAGCGCCTGGTCCTGCAATCACGTTATCAAGCAATGGCTTAATGTCGCTGACAGTCTGCAATGTGCCAACAGCACCCTGAGCAGACTTATAGCTATCTGCCAAGTCTTGCACCTGTTGCGTTGCCAATGTCTGACCAAATGTCTGACCGTACTTCACGCTTACGTTTGCAGCACTTGCAGCTGCCGCACGAATTCTTGCGGCTTCAGCAGCTTGCGTTGCCTGTTGACGTTGTTCAGGCGTTAACTTAGATACATCAGACGTGCCGAATAAACTTAGCGCAGCGTTAGCCGTATCACCTGTAAACAAAGGCGCTTTGCCTTGTAACTGTTCAGCAATCTTAAGGTAAGCCGCTTGGTTTTTAGGATCGAGCAATGCCATTTTTTGCAACTTAGCAATCTGCGCTTGCGTATCACCGCCTTGACCACCTGCGCCACCAGCCATCGTACCCATCATTTCTTGTTGGATAGCCTGTTGGCGTGCTTGCTGCAATGCTTGTTGCGAGGATTGCTGACCTGCCATTACGCTTTGACCGAGAATACTACCCAAGGATGTAGGCGTAAGAGATGGAGCGCCAGCTTGTAATGCCGTTGCACCAAATCCTAGTAATCCGGCTTGTTTTGCTCGCTCCATAGGGTCTTGGTCTGACCCAAGCCCAAGTAATCCGCTAATAAAATCTGCCATGTCTACCTCAGAGTAAAGATTGTGGGCGCTGACGCATTGCTTGCATCTGCTGTAGTTTCATAAGCTCCTCATACGGAGACATAATCTGTGGCGCTTGACCACGCCTAACCTGTGGCGCAGGTGCTTGACCTTGCATCTTTTGGTTTTGCATCTGCATAGCCTGTTGCATCATCCCGTTTTGAGTCTGTTGTGCTCGCTGTGCTGCGATCATTTTCATTACATCTTCTTGAGTCATATTCTCAAGTTTAGATGCGTCTACCGTACCTTCTGGAGTGAACATTCCTGACATAATTTACCCCAATAGTCCAAGTAATCCTGCACCTGCGCCAATACCTGCGCCAAGTGAACCGCCACCCAATGCAGCACCCAACGAAGCACCGCCAAGTACATTGGCTGCTTGATTGCGATAGATAGGCTGTGTAGTTTGCTGACCCATAGGAGCGCCATAAGCCGCCGATAGGAAGCTCTGTAACTTGGCTGCGGGTAGATTCTGTTGGAAGTTGTAACGCTGCATAGCGTCTGCAAGAGCGGCTTGCTGATAGCTTTCTTGAGCCTGACCAATTTGGTACAGTTTATCAATATCTGCGTAATCAGCCTGTGCGAGAGCGGGTGACATTTGTGCGGCTTGCAATTGGCGAGCATAATCAGCGCCGTATAAATTACCGATATTGCCCATTGCAGCCTCTTGGCGTGCTCGTTCAGCATCGTAATTCTGATAGGCTAGTTTACCTGCCGTATCGGTCAATGCCGTGGCAAATGTACCTGCCGCACGGTCTTGTAGCTGACCCATTGCGCCTGAGCCATAACGACCTGCTCGGCTTGCGTTAGATGCAACCTGCTGCATTTGGTCTTGGAAAGCGCTACCCGCAGAGCGAGCCGCAGCATCAAACGCACCGCTAAAGAATGGATTACCCGATAGGTATTCTCCACCTGCCGTAGCTTGCATCTGTTGGATAGCAGGGTTAAATGTATTCTGCATCGCACCAACAGTCTGCTGTGCTTGTGGCAGCAAAGGGTTTCCAAGTACGGCACGATTTGCGCCGAACTGTAGAGCCTGTTGCGTAGACTCGGTAGGCGATACATAGCCCTGACCTGGGTAATAACCAGGCACGCTAGGGTTTTGGTATAGCTTCTGCGCTTCGGACAAGCCGTAGGCAATATAAGGCTGCATAGCAGGATCAATCTGCTGCGTGACTACCTGTGTGCTAGGTGTGCTTGAACCACTCATTTCAACTCCTTAACCCATGTACGGGGCATAAATCCTAATTTGTTAGCTACTCTTGACCATCCGGCTCGGTTCGTATCGAAAGTGATACGCTTTGCGCCTGTTTCTCTTGCAATCTTTTCTATCTGCTCAACACCGTCTACCAATAAATCAGCTTCAACAGCCCAAGCACACCAAACATGGCAAGTATCTCCATTTGGCTCAAGGATAAAGAAACCGTCAGAGTTTCCATTCTCCGACTGAACCAACCAAATATGCGCTTGCTGATATACCGCTTTGGCATATACATCTTCCGGTATCCAATCCTCCGGCGACTTCCGTAAGATTTTGTTGAGTCCAAACTTAATAAAGTCCCAATGCTTTTTGAGCGTGGGCTGCGTGACGTATTCATATCTCATCCGATAACCACATATCCGTAGGTTTTATCTGCCGTACTATTGGAGAAATGCGTAAGCGTTGCACTTCCACTTGTTTGTGATGAAACGTATACATTTGATGACGCAGCAGGAGCGATATATTGCACCGTGGTAATAACAGATGGGATTGCAGGTCTAGGTAATCCCGTATCAGCCGCATAATATTCAAGCGATACGCCTGTATCTGACACAGCACCAGCTATCTCTATGTAATCACCAGCATTTAACTCAATAAAGAAGTTAATACTTCCGATTACATGGCTAGGATCACCCGTACTCTTGCGTGCTGGCAAACCAAATCTACTAGCTGAATTAGCAACATCCGTACCATTTTTTCGAAACCATACATCTGCGTGCTGACTATCGTTTGTCGTATTAGCTAACTGTAAGGAAAACTGTACGTTATAAATACCGTAATTTCGGACATTTAACCTACTACTGTTAGACAGGTATACACCGCTACTAGCGTCTGTAGATGTGAACTCAACAACGTAGGTACTTCCGGTAGATGCGGCAAGTTGGTCTAGAGAGCTACTAAACGCCCCATACGGCGCTGTATCAGCTTCGGCAGCGTCAGATACAGGAACTAGAATAATTAAGCTGTCAGAGCTTATACGCTCGTTATATATGGTAGTAGTAGTGGCGTTACCAGTATTAAGAGTGACAAGACCTGTATTGTTGGTCTTGCCATCCATAATATTGTTGACAATCTCAGCAACAGAGCGAGAATCGCCACCCTGCGGAGGAAGTCTGCGGAACATCATCTTGCACCTACCGGAGTAGCGTCTACATCAATAGCGATCAAATGATTCCATTGCGCCCCTGTCGGCACAATCTTAAGCCGATGGTATCTACCTACAGACCGCAGAGAAACCCTGTTCTCATCGCTTGCTGGAGTCGTGTCGCCAAAGATTACCTCGGTATCCAACCTATTGCGGGAAAACACGGCAACATTAGCCGAACCGTTATCAACTTGCGGACGGGCTAACTTAACAATAGATTGCGCTCCGGCTTGAAAGTCTCCGGTCTGCACATCTGCCGTTTTAGGCTGACCCGTAAAGGTGTAGATTTTGTCCTCATCCACGCCAAACAATAGAATCTTACCGCCTGACCACAAACGAGAGTCCAAGCTACTTGTAAGCGAGTCCATCGTGCCGTATGAGTCCAAGCCTTCTAACGTGATTGTTGCACTAGCAGCCGTGGCAATATATGTCGTGGTCATTTCTGCGTGCGACCAGCGGTTAGTTTGCCAGTTATAAATCAGCATAGACTTCTTGCTAAATGTGTTGGTATAGCCCCAGATAACTAGATTGTTAATAGGGTCTACAGCCGCACTCATTTGGTCAAACAAGCTAGGGTTAGCATCGTTAAAAAAGAAACGATCCACACGCTCTGTACCGATAGGCTTAATTGTCTGCCCATCGCACATATAAAAACCATCGTCAGCAAGGAAATATGTTACAGGACCGTACTGCACAATCGAGCGAGGCTCGTAACATCCTAAGCTGCGTGAGATGGTGTCAAACTGAAAGAATAATGGCGATCCGACATAACTCATGCGAACGATTGCACGCTCAAGCAAGATTAAACCGAACTCACCGCCTGTAATGCCCTGAATGTCTCCACCGTCTGCAATGTCTTGATAGTCCGATTGAGACGCTGTACCCGAAGTCCAGTCTGTCTCATCGTTAATATCCGACCAATACACACGGTTAGGGTGTGATGTTGTACGAGCAGCCACCACAAAGTCACGCACAACCGTAACGTAAGATGCGGTAGGCGCAGCAGCGGCAATATCCGCAAAGTTAGTAGATGTTCCTAGCGTCCATGCTTGTAGTTTGTCTTTACCATTGGCGGCAATAATTACCTTGCCAAACTGTGTAAAGTCCCACATATCAGTAGAGGTATAAGCACTAGCTGTACGGGATACATCGTCCAAGTCTAGGTCGGTAGAGTCAAACTTAAATAGCTTGGTATCACCACCCGCAAACAATGTCGTAACATTCGCAAACTTACCTGAAAAGACAGCCAATAAGTCTTGAGATGCGCTGTCAGACAAGGCTACTTCGGACGAAAATGGACCGTAGCCAATAGCCGTAGGCACAACATTGAGCGCCTCGGTAATGTTGCCAGCCAAGCCTGGCTGATCCGGCATCCATTCGCCTAGATTTATCCTACTTTCTGCCATGAGTTATTCCCTTGCGCCTCGTTTACCCAAGTGTTAGAGCTAACTGGCAATTCTGTCCATGTATTAGAACCTTCAGACTCATCAACCCATGTGTTGTCGTTTGCAGGGTTAAGTGCCCAAGAGTTATCCCCAAATGTCTCGTCCGTCCAATTCTCACCCAAGCGCTCTGCAATACACGCCACACTTGCGGCTGCGTAAACATTTGCGCTGTCTAGCCAATCTGCGTAAGGCAATGCGGATGCGGATGCAATACCCGCCAGTACGCCTTCTGCACTATATTCAACACCACCTAGTGCGCTTGTAGTCGCAATGCCCGTAACATCTGCGGAGCTTAGGCGAACCCTAATAGCCTCGCTAGATGCTGTAGCCTCTGCGCTTACGCTTGCTGTAGATGTTCTAACACGAATTGCTGTGCTGCTTACAGATGCGCTTGCCGATACGCTTGCCGATCCATCTAGTATGCGTTCGCCAATTGCTACAACTGTAGCTGCGCCTGAAGTTGATAATGAAACGTCAAAAATGCAGGTATTTGGTGAAGTCCATATTTCGCTATCAAGCGAGAACGCAAGGGTATCTAAGTTACCCCCGAACAGGTCTAGCTGTTCTAGCGTGTATGGTCCACAAATATCTGCCATGTTAAGCGAGCGTAACCGTTAGGTTGCCCGAGGCAATCTTAAACACATCGCCCGTCTCAATCGTCTTGCTTGCTGTCAATGCACCGTGGTACAAAAGATTACCTGTTGTCAGCGCATCAAAAATACCAAACCAGCCAATCGTTCCCCAATTGCCAGTAGCTTGGTCAAACTGAATGTCTGCGCTAGTAGAACTTGCGCCATTCGATGGTGCAGCAAATGTAGCGGATTTACGAGCGTAGGCGTTACCGGATACTTCCGTACCCGAACCTGCGTCCGTAGGGTCAGAGGTAAACAATCCCACATAAACGGTAGTAGGTGCTGTGTAAGATGTAGCACGCAGCGTACCGTTAATAAGTGCGTTTTCTAAGTAATTGCTAAGAGCAGCCATATTTACCTCGCCGTAAGCGTCATTGTAAGCGGAACGCCACTATATTGTGCCGATTCGTCCGCAGTATTTGTTGATGCCAAACCTCTATCGTACATTCCTGCCCATACCTGAATCCGTGCATCGTTCATAAGGTACGGCTCTGCCTCAACCAAAGATGCGTATAGCAACAGGTCAGGCACATTGGCTAAGAATACATTGCTAGAGTTTGTGCTTGATAGGAATGTCGGTGCTGCATAATAGAGAATCTCAATCGTGTACGCAGAGTCTGGTACAGGTGCAAACTTAAACTCGGTAGCCAAGATTGTGTAATCCAATGGTCTACCTGATTCAGTCACACGAGCGTTACGAGAGAATACGGATGGGGAGATGTAATTTAATGGCGTAACAGGGTTGGTCAACAACACCAGATCACGCACCTCTAGGAAGTCACTAGGCAGGGCTACGGTAGCATCTCCACCTGTAGTGCTTGTAGTGGCTGCGTTCATCATCTGCCGAATACGCAAATCCCTACGCAAGCGTGTCTCGGCTAACCGGATAAAGTCCGGAATCTGAGCCGTTAGGTCACTTCTTGCGAGATAGTTTGCGATTGTGCTTTGCAGGTCGCTGTATGTTGTTATTGCCATGTTTTACGTCATCCCATCCGTATTCTTTTGTGCCTATATGCTTGATTAACGGGCTTAGGTCGTGATCGACATAAGTTTCTATCCCGAAATCTAGCGCCTTAACGCAGAAATGCACATCTTCACCAATAATATCGCCATCATCTTTCCAAATGATGTTAAACCAAGGCTTAGGGATTTCCCTAAATACCTGAGATTTAACAAGCGTCACGCCAAACCCTACGGCTGTTACCTGTTCTATCCCCTGCTTGCCTCTACTTTCTACCTTGCGGAATGTTGCTAACCCGTCCTTCATATCCAACTGTCCAGCAGTCGGGATAATCGGCTCTCTACGGGTTGTAGCATTTACCCCTAAGATTGGTACTTTCCGGCTTAACATGACTTCTAGCGTATTTGCCGGAAACCGCATATCTGAGTCTATCCACAAGATTGCCTCTGCACCGTCTGCTATGGCTTCCTCTGCCAACTTCTCACGTTGGGTAAAGATTAGCGTGCCTGGCATCTGCAAGAGCGTTATCTTGTGCTCTGTGTATCTTGTTACATAACCAACCATATTAGCTAGGTCAAAGGCAAAGCCCGACATAACACTATCACGGCATGGTACGCATATAGCTATTTTCATACATTCCCTGGGCGAACACGCAAGAATCGGTTTTCAGGATTGTTGAGGAAAGCGGCAAATGCGCCTTGGTCAACAACTGCGAACCCTCTCATAATACCCTTTCTATTCAGGTCATCAATGACCGTGTAAGGTATACGAGCTATGTGTGTTAAGTCACCCCAACGGTCTACAGAGGTAATGCTGTTGTAGTCCCGTTTATTTGCTTCTAGGATATGCGAGATATCCTGCTTAGTTTCGAGGATTAGTCCACCATCTCCGTCATCGTGGGCTACCGTATGTCTACCTACTTCGGTGTCAACATTTAATAGTTTTTTCATAATCCTAGTGTGGGGTAGAGCCGAAGCCCTACCCCTATCTCAAATTGAGATTACAGCGCCATGTTCAGGTCAGCGACCAAGCCATGAGCTGCTTCGTTACGCATTTCAAGCGTCAACTCAGCGAGAATCTGAGTCTTGTCGCTATCGCCTGACTTAGCCAATTCGTTTGTTGCGAATGGGCGCAAGTAGGCAACTGCTGCGTACTCAGGATCGAGCACGAAAGCATCGCTTGCACGCATGAAACGGTTAGGAACAACAGAGACCGAACCGAAGTCCGATAGGTACACGTCAGCCGCACCAATAATGGTGGTAGGAGCGTCAGCCGGAGCCATGTAGCGCTGTGCAGCAATACCTGCAAAGCTCGACACTTTCTGCTTACCTGCTGCACCAACCATCAAAATCTTTGGCGAGCCACCCGAAGAGTAAACGGATGCAATCACGTTCTTGAGAAGAGTCTCAGTAAACGTGCGAGCAGTACCGTCTGTACGGGTAGAAACACCAATAGTCGTTGGGTTTGCACCGTCCGAAGCCTTGTCTACGTTTGTCTTCAACCATGACAGCATCGAACCCATTGTACGGGCTGCGCTGGACGAACCTGCGCTACGACCTTGGTTTGCACAAAGGATCGTTTCGATGTCACGCTTCAACTCAGACGAAGCACGAGCCAATTGGTAAGCCTTTTCCGACTTGCGACCTGCTTTGTTAACAGTCTCAAGAGTGCCGGAAATCTGGATCGTCTTTTGAACGATCTGTGTGTAGTTACCAAGACGGGTCGTTGGGCTGAGTGTTGCCGAAGTTGCGTCTGCACCTTCAACAGCAGCGTTAGCAGTCGTAGCGGCTGCTAGGCTGTCTGTTTGCCACTCGTGGTACACGGCTGTAGCTTTAGCACGAGCCAAGCTGTTCAGCAATGGGGTTTCTGTTGGGGAGATGTTATAGATAACATCGGTTAGGTCTTCACGCTGACCAATTGCGCTGTGGGCGGTATATGTTGCCATGATAATTCCTTAAATGAATCGTTCAAATACGCTCGCTGCGTCTCGGACGTTTCCGGTTCGCTTGAGCTGGTTTTGTGCTTTTTTGGTCTGATCTGCGTTTGCATCGACTGTGCGGGATACGCCAGGCTTGAGCATCTTAGGGGCTTCGTTAACCTTTTTGGTTACGTTAGCCTTGTTGCTCATTAGCTTTCTGTATTGCATTGCGTCATGCAAAGCTAGAACAGCTCTTGAATCGTACACACTAGCTAACTCTTCGTCTGACCAACCAATTGATTTAGCATAATCTCGTATGTCTTTTTTGACTTGTACGGACTTCTGCTCGTCTGCATACTCAGGTATTGCTTCTGCCAATCTCTTTGATTCTGCGGCTAAATGACTGTTCAGGCTTTGTGCTTGCTCCGCTTGTTGCTGTTGTGCAATGCGTGCTCGCTCAAGTTGAACAGCTTGTAGCTGCTTCTCTCGCTGAGTTTGTTCGGCTACCTTTACTGCGTACCCAATCGGGTCGGTTTCTTTTAGAGCTTCTAGGTTTTCTTGCTGCATATTTGCACGCAAACCGTTTTCAAGAACCTCTAAAAGTTGCTGTGTACGATCTAATGTCTGTTTTGATTTCTCGATTACTTGGCGTTCGGCTTCAACTTGCTTACGCTGTTCTGCGAGTGTTTGGGTTTTCTTGGTGTAGTCTGCCTCTCGTTGATAACCTTTGATTAAGTCATCGAGCGTGACCTCAATCTCTTCTCCAGAGGCTTTCACCTTGTAGCGAGGCTGCTCTTGTACTTCGTCTTGGTCTTCAACTTGCTCACTATCAGAGTCCGATTGCTCGTCATCCGACTGTGCTTCCTGAGTTATCTCTTCGGATTCCTGTGCGGTATCTGGTTGCTCTTGCGAGTCCTCACCACCCATTAGCCCTAAAAATGCTCCGGCGGCTTGATCCACCGAAAGCGTCCCATTTCCCTCTGAGGGAGTCATGTTTTCGCTCATTTGATTACCCTAATGTTGCTAGATACTGTCTAGCGCAGTTTTGCACCATGTGGCGCATATTCCTAAAATATCTTCCAGCGTTTCTCGTTGATCTTTGCGTCATCCGCAATAGCTTGAAAGTGAGAAACAATCTGCTCAACCGTTGAGTAATTCCGGTAGGCTTCTTCCCTACCTTCTATGTCCTCAGCGTTTGAGTTAACAATCTTTGTGATGTAAAGCTGTTTAAGCCTTTCTATCTCTTCCATAAAAAACTCGTCTCTTAAAAGGCTTGCTGCACGCTCTGATCTGTTCATACCAACCCTGTAGGAGATATTGGAG